GTGACTACTTCTTCTTCTGAATTTTGTTTGATGTTACTTAGTTTATTTAAAACACTTTCTTTAACTACTTTGTACTTAGATTCCATTTCAGTAACATCTGAAGAAAGAAATCTCAACAACTTACCCTTAGTGTTTTCGTCTAATTGTTGTACGTAGTTTTTGATTGTTTTATTTGCTATATTAACCATTGTTGATATTGGTAAATTAATTGATTCTTTTTCTTTTTTAACCTTTCTTTTAAGGGATTCTGTTATTTTCTTTCTACTATTAATTTTTTGTTCAATAGTTAGAACACTATCAGAAAACAAATTGTCAATGTCAGTATATTCGTTTTCAACATCAACACCCTCAACCCATAGTTCAAGTTTCCTCAATTTCTTTGGGTTAATTTTGCTCACAATATTTTTGTATTGGTTAATAGTTTCATTAACATAGTCGTTAACAATCGTACTATCTATGTTTGATTTATTTTTTAATTCATCATAAATCCAAAATAATTTAGTAAGATTTTTATTTTCTAAAATTGTATTTTGAAAATTTTTAAGTTCAGATTTAAATTCATTTTTATTGGAAAATGATTCCAACAAAATCTTATCAATTTTCGATTTAATTATACCAAATTTCATAATTTTTTTTATTAATAAATATTAATCTTTTAGGAGTTTACTTAGTTGACTCTCCATTTCCCCCAAATAATTTTTGGCTTTGGACAAATCAATAAAACTCATTTCCTCAAATATCCCTTCGTTTTCCAACAATATGTTTAAATTATCTCTATTGTTAAATGTTTCACCCATACCTTCAGGACCACCTGCTGGTGGTGGAGTTCCCCCTTCAGCTCCTCCTGGAGGTGGTGGTGCCCCACCTGATGTTGTACCTGTTGTTTGAGTATATAATTTATCAACATTATCAAACACACCAGTATTTGTTATAATTGTTGCGGTATTTGTAAGCTCAGCACCTACAGCTTTTTCAATTCTCTGTTGTTGTAAATCAAGTTTGATTTCCTCATCAGAGAATCCCATAACGTGTTTCTTAGCCCATGAAACAGAAGTTGGTGCAATACCCTCAATTGATGTAACACATTCCTTATATAATGCGACCTTCTCTTTCCATATGTCAATTTTTAATAAATCTGCTTGACTCGATGGGTTTGTTAAACTTAAAGTAAAATTGGATAATTCATCTTCAAAACCTAAAAGGAATAAATGTACAATCGCAATCTTATTTAACTCAGCAACCATAGATTTTTGGATTCTGTTAATTGTTCTTGCAAAACGAATATCAATTAATGATAAATTTTTACCATCACCAACTGGTTCTTCAAAACCTAAAAACGCTTTAGGTACACGTAAAGCAGTAAGTAGTTTCTTTTGGATGTATTCAATATCAGCAATCTCACCTAAGTTTTGACCACCAGGTAATGTATCAATCGGACTTGCCGCAGCGGCATCACGTACAGGAATGAAATAATCTTGGTCAACAGCCATTTGATTAAATCTCATATCCACATTACCTGTTTGAGAATCAACAACCTGACTTCTTTTGAACTTGTTTGCAACACGTTGTACATATGGTTCAACATCTTTATCATCCATATTACCAACGAATACTTTGAACACCCTTCTTTCAGGTGCACGTGATGTTCTATAAATTAACATCGCATCTTCAGATAACAATAGTTGTTTCCAAATACGCCTTGCCTTTTCTAACATTGATGTACCATATGGTAACTTTCTATCATCACCTAATAATCTAAAGTGTGCTATTTCCCAAGAATTAAATTCCATATCTTTAGCTTTCCACTTGAATCTTAGTCCTTTGTTTTCAGCTGGCTCTTCTACGTTTTGTCTACTTGCTTGCGCTGGCATACCTCTTTCCAAACGTTCAATTTCGATATTTGGTAATTGCATACAACCAACAACTCCTTTTTCAGGGTCAAGTTTAAGATAGACAAAGTTATCACCATACTTACAAGTATTTCTAGTCCACATTGGTAGATTTGTATTTAAATCTAAAACATTCAAAAATAAATCTATTAAAATACCCTTGATACGTTTTGATTCTGAGTATATTTGTAACATATACCCATTCTGGTCAACCGTAGTAGATTCCTCACCATAAATGTCTAACGCAGCAGATATTTCGGGTGTATATTCCATAGATTCATAATCATAAAACGAAGCCAATCTAGTTGGTTCGTAATATACAGCCTGAGTGTATAAGTTACTTTCAATCTTAGTCCATTGATTTGCTAAGTAGTAAGTTTGTTGTGCTTGGAGTAATTCCTTATCAAATTCTTGTTTTGATTTAGTTTTTAATAACTCCTTTCTATCGAAACTATAAGTTGGGTAATCTTGATTAAGTAAAGCATTAGGACCGAATGCTTGTGTTAATCTTTGCCAAACTGTTAAATTATTTTGATTATTTTCCATAAAGAAATTTTAAATATATTTCTATTGTTTTAAATAGTTCTACCTAATTTGATGTATTATTATTAGTTGTACTATTCGTATTATTGTTTTTGAATGGGACTTTATCAGGAGGACTAATTTTTGTAGTTGATATACCCTGACCTGGAACATTCAATTTTGACCCATTGAATTTCTTATCTCCACTTTTTTTTCTGTTTACAAATCCCATAATCTTTTTTTTATAAATATTATCTACCTCCGAATAACCAAGAGTATTTCATATAGTCCTCCTTACTTGCGTTTTGATTTCTTTGATTAATTCTCTCAGTTCCAAAAGGTATCACGGGATTGAAATCAATCTGTTTAGCTGCAGTTTCATTGTTAGTAACAGACCAAGATTCTAACATAGCTTTAGTTTGTTCGGTCACCTTTTCTAAACTACTGAATGATGATTCCGCAACATAAGTTGCCATTGCAATTGACATAATTAAATCATCGTGTTGACCCTTTTGATGGTCTGGTCTTCCATTTACATATACGAATGTATTCATTTCATTGAATAATCGTAAACTATAAATTTTAAACTGATGTCTCATAGCTTCCTCAAATGATGCTATAATTTGTACACGTTTGTTGTTGAAATTTAAACCCGGTATCTTTTCTAAAGCCTTTGGGTCATATTTCCACTTATTGGCTAAATCAATACCATCAACATATAAATTTTTGTAACCCATTTCTTGAAGTTTTCTAGATGTTGAAACACCCATTCCTCCTGTTATATCTATTACAATGAAACAATTATACATATTACCCCACTTATAACAAATTTCTGCCATCGTATCAGGTGGAAGTTTACCCACATATTCCGCAACTTGTTCTCTTTCATCAAAGTCAATAATTTGAAATGAACTAAAGTCCTCACTATCCCCTCTACTCACATCCACACCCATCACATATTTGTGACCCATCACAGGTTCTTTCCAAATCCATAAAGAGTTACCAATCATTTTATTTTGGGGTTCTCTAATCATATTCTCTTTTACCCTTTGCATCAATAGTGAATCAAAAACGTTATCACCTGAACCAAGGAAGTTACACTCTAACTCTTGTGATACTTTTCTTTTATCATATTTCAATTTTTTAACCATACCTTCAAACCAAGAAGAACAAGGTTTATAACCTGAATCCATTATCAACTTGAGTTCCTCAAAATTTCTTTCTTCAAATGGTATAGTTTCCCAACTAATAATTTCATCTTTAGGATATTCTTCTTTGTTTAGAAGGTAGTGAATAGTATCTTGAGTTTTAACTAAAAATAAATCTTTTGTATATCTTGGGTCTCTGTACCAAAACATTTCAGATATTTTGAAATCATTCATATTTCTATGTGCCTGATTATATATTTCATAATAAATTGGGTCATAACCATTTGGTGTTGACACCACAATAACTTTACCACCAGTAGAAAGTGAGGCCATACAAGCTGCCCAGAAGTCAGAATCTGCATCAATGAACGCAGCTTCATCAAATACAAGAATTGTTGGTGTGAAACCACGTAGGGCATCCTTAGAGGTAGCAACAGCTTTTACCTCACAACCATTATTTGTTTTATAGTGTTTTTGTGAATTTTTATCACTTGAAAAATCAATACCAACCCAAGATGGCCATTGTCCAATAAACATCCTGATTTTATTGGCCATTTCCATAGAAGTATCTAGTTTATTTGCGATAATCAAAATCTTTTCAGGTTTTGTTTTTTTAGCAAACGCTATTCTTTTAGATATCCATGCTGCCGTAACTGTTGATACTCCTGCTTGTCTGTACTTCAAGGCAATATTTTCATTGTATTCCTCGTAGTCATTTAATAATGATATTTGGTCAGGAAACAACTCTAGTGGGACATATTTTGAAACTGTGTTGTCATATGTTTCAAGGTATGTTCTTAATGCGTAAGGTGTATCTTTCATACATCTTACATATTCTATCATTACTTGTTCTTTTGTTAAACTCATAAATTGTATTTTATATAAATATAAAAACCCCCACTTAATTATAAATGGGGGTTTGTAAGTTAATCTTCATCTTCATCATCAAAATCGAATGTATCCCAATCATCGGGATTGAAATCGTCATCATCATCTTCTTTTTCCTCTGGTTCAATTGGTTTCTTCTTTTCAAACTTCATTTTTTCTAATGGTTTTTCTTTTTTCTTTTCGTAATTAATATCATCTATAATTTCTTGTGACAAATCTAAAAATCTATCGATTTGTTCTTTGTCATTTTTAAAAACCCCTAACATCATTTTATTGTAATCATCAGGTTTCCCCTCAAATTCTTGAGCCAACATCAATAATAAATCGGGTTCAATTTCATATGAATAACCATCAAGTTCCATATCCCATAAAAATCTTAATTGTTCTATTAGGGCTCTACCATAATTCATATTTTTGATTTCGTGTTTGTGGGCATCAGCTACACCCATAATTGTATCACCCACTTCTTTGTTTTTAGGTAATGTGAAAATAGAATCATAATATCTCGCCCCTTTAACCAATTCGTGCATAAGTAAAGGAAAATTTGGTGCGGCAGCATCAATAATCCAAACCCCATTTTTATCTAAATAGACATCACAATATGCGACTCTCCCTGTAACACTTTGAGCCATTCTTTCTAATTGTGCCGTGTTTTCCCAATAAAAACGAGAAGCCCCCGAACCGAACTTTTTGTATAAGTCAACTAATCTTGGGTCAATCGAATTTAATTCATCCTCAATATTGTTAACAGCATTAAATCCATCCCTCCAAGCAGCTCCTTGTGTTAAAGCATTTTGTATATGTCTTTGTTTTATTCTTTCGTCAAATGATGAATCTACTTGTTTTGCCTTTTCTATTTTTGTTGTAGGTATTTCTTGAGATAATCTTCTACCACCACTACCTTGACCTAAAATTGCATTTACCTTTATTTTACCATTATCAACCCCATTTTTTATATGAGGGTACATATTAAAAAATGTAACTAAAGCTAAATCTTGTAAATCACTTTTGTGACTTGATTCTATATTTGGTAACCCAAACATTAAAGATGTGAATTCTTGTGAACTTGGTGCTTTGTTTTCAGGATTGTCGTACAGATTTTTAGCTGTTCGTTCTATTCTGTTTTTTACATCATCAGGTAAGTAGTCACTAATCGGTGCTTCAAATAACCAATTTTTTTTCATTACTTCTTTTTTAATTTATTATAAAGTTTTTCCATCACAAAATCAAATTCTTCTTTCCCTTGAGGTCTTGTTTCAGGATTTTCGTATGGCGTAATTCTTTCAGGTTTTCTTCTTGGTTTTTCTTTTGGTTTTTCTGTTGGGGTTTTTGGTTTGGTAGCAGGTTCTTTTACACCTGGTTCAGACATAAATTCAAAGTCCATCATATCCAAATCAAAATCTTCATCTTCCCCTTGAGGTCTTGTCTCAGGGTTTTCGTATGGTGTTTCACGTGATGGTTTTCTTCTTGGTTTTTCCTTAGGTTTTTCAGTTGGAGTTTTAGGTTTTGTTACTGGTTCTTTTACACCAGGTTCTGCCATAAATTCAAAATCTTCTAACATTTCGGATTCACCGAAATAGAAATCCTCGTTAATTCTATTTTTTAATAAACCTAATAAATCCTTTTTAGTTATAGTTGGTTGTAATGATTCTTTAACCAATTTATCCAAATTCTTTTCTGTCATAAAATTTTCAAACGTTGGTCTCATCGACTTATTAACATTTTTTCCCATTTGAGATGCCGCAACAGAACCTATTTTTTCCAAATAGTTTGCCATCGTGAAATTCTCCTTAGTTTCCTTCTTTTTGTATTTTACTGTTTTTTCAGGATGTTTTTTTTCTGGCATATTTTTATATTGTTTCTTTGATGTACTCTTAGAAAATTCTTTAGCCATTTTACACCATTTACAATCATCACTTTTACATTTGTTACAACGAGCCCAAAATAATCCTTGTTGTGCTTTTGACTCGAATTTTTCATCTAACTTATCATCCTCCATCATTTCAACAGTAGTTTTCCCATCCTTGTTTGATACTACAGCGTTTTTTACGTCCATTGACCCACCAGGATTCAATGTGTAGATGTCAGTTGTCTTTGTTGATTTGGTCGCATTAATAGGTTGTGTTGTTTGTTCCTCAACCTTTTTTTTGTTCATTCTTTCATACAATGCGTTTATTGTACTTTCATTTAATGATACAATAAAATCAGGAGTGAGACCAATATCCAATAAAAATCCAACTTTATTATTAAGATTCATAAGAAAATTTTTTTTCAAATTCAAGGACTATATCCCTTTCATATAATTTATTTTTTACATTCTCCTCAGTTTCACCAAATCTGAAAACTAATCTTTTAACTAAATCAAAATTAATTAACTCAGATTCATTTTCCCAACCTAAAGCTACAACATCATCTATTGCATCAATCATTGAAAAATAATCTGATTTTTGTATGACTGATAGAGAAATTTTATCATTTTTTAAAACACCTACTTTTTTTATATGTTCTAAATCAGGTGGTAGTGGATAACCATTAGATGGTTTTGATTCCCACATTTCACCCCAAACATCAGTAATATTATCACTAAATATAAACTCGTAAATGTTATCACCTTTATAATTCGGACCTAATTCATTAACATATATCAAATAGTTCATATCAATCTACCACTTGTTGTTACGCCAAATTTTTCTCCTTCCATTTCAAAAACTAAAGTTCCCTTTTTGTTTTTACCAATAAGTTTAGCGGAGGGGTATTTGTTCAAAAATCTTTTTGAAGTTGATTCTTGTTTAAAGTTTTCGGATAACCTTTCCAACTTACTTTCATTAATATTTTTTGGAGTTTCATTGAAATACTTTTGTAATATTCTGTCAACTTTTGATTCAGATACACCATATCCCATTTCTTTCATCCTCATTTTGTGTTGACGTTCCTCAAAACTTTCTCTTCTTCCGTGTCTTGGGTACATTTCAGCCATTTCACCTTCTGGTGCAACTGGTATTTCAGGTTCAGGTAATTCTTCACCACCCATCTCAGGTTCAGGTAATTCTTCACCACCCATTTCAGGTTCAGGTAATTCCTCATCACTCATTTCAGGTTCTTCAATTTCTTCCCCCTCTTCAAATTTTGAAGTAATTTCTTCAATGTCGTCAGGTTCAAGTTTACTTAAGTCCAAAGCAGACAAAATTGAATTAATAACATATTTTACATCTTGGGATGACATATCATTATCTTCATCAGTACCAAATGTTCTAAGTTTTTGAGCTAATTTACCAGTAAGTTTTTGAATACTTTTGAAAGTAACAACATCTTCCTCTTGTGGAGTTTCACCCTCACCATCCATAGGAACTTCATCATCCATTGGCATCTCATCTGTCATAGGTTCTTCAGCAGGTAATGGTTCTTCGATAGGCATTTCAGTTTCAGGTGTTGCTGGTACAGCTGGTGGTGTCGCAGGTGCTGCTGGTGCTGGTGGAATTTGAGTTTCTTCTTGTTCATTGGTTTCACCACCTTTTACTAAAAAATATTTTTTGTCATCAATATTTTCTTGTTCGTTAAATAATGACAAGTTTCCTCTATAACCCTCATTTACATTTACCTCTTTCACAATAAGGTT